TTGACCGCCCGCCCCCGTGCGCGGCATTCGTCGCAAAGTTGCTGGTATCGCGTCAGCAGGTAGCCAAGCCGGGGATAAAAGAAGCGGACATGCCCAGCGCCAAGGACATATTGCCCCGGGTTGCGCGGGTCGGCTGGGGACTCTCCGCGGACAATGGCGTCGCGCACCAGTCCGAAGACCCGGGGCAATTCCCGGTATTCGGCGCCAAGGTGCTTGTCGCTCAATAGCGCCGGGTCGATACAGTTAATGCGGGTCATAGGGTGTCGGGGTAGTGCATTTCAAAGGACGCCGCGGGGCTTGATAACCACGGGGACCGTCGGCACGTCCGCGCCTTCTTCAATAGCCAGCAAAACGCCTTCGTGCCGGCGATGGCCGCCAGTAACGTAAATGACTTCTTCGCCGTCTTCCAGGGCCACGAAGCCGGTCAACGGCTTGTCAGGGTAAAAGCCGTTCGCCTTGATGCTGTCAGCAATCCAGCGCACGCGGGCGGCGTAGGCGTCGTTTTTGATGCGGGCATTAAAGCCGTCGAGGGTGCGAAGCTGGCCCGGGTCTACTTTCCACAGGTCCGAACTTGCGGCGCCGACGGCCTTCATGGCGGCTTTTGTGTTTCCGGGGGTCAATTCGCGGGTAAAGTCTTCCATTGGTTCACCTCTCCAAGTGATAGTTAAAAAGCAAATTCCGCTTGCATGGTAGATAAATTATTTACCGTAGTCAAGGGGTCAGGGAAACATTTATTCCATTCGGCAAGACAGTCGTCGCAAATCGGCTGGCTGCTCTTGGTTTCGTGCGGCTTCGACCGGATGATTTTAGGCTGCAGGCAAAAGCCGCAAGTCATATGGGTATGGGGTTGTCGACGTTGCATGGCCTCCGCTCCTATGCGTGCGCGGGTGCCAAGGGGAACGGCACGCGGGCATGGTTGTTGGCTTGTTCGTAGGCTTTGGCGGCTTCGGCGGCGCCGGCAATGTGGCGGGCCTGGCTGTCTTTATGGACGAACAAACGCGGCTTGCCGTTGTCCGGCAATACCAGATTGTTGACCCGGCCTTCATTCAAGGCGGGATGGTAGATATAGCCCAAGCCTTCCAACATTTCTTTGCGCTTGGAGTGCGTAACGCGGCGGGCGACCCCCAGCTTTTCCAGAAGGCGGTCGAGTTGGATAGAAGATACCCAACCGCCACAGAAGCCCGGGAGCCCTTGCGCGACGGCTTCGTTGACTTCCTGTTCAACCCCGCCCGTGCTGGCCGCAATGGCAAGCGCCGTGGACGTGGTGACGGGGGCACGCTGGCAATGCGTAGCCGGGTTATATTCGTCGGGGATGGGGAAGGTATGCAGCAATTCCGAAACGATGGCATAGCCGTCGCCGCGGAGCCAATCGTACAGCTTCGGGAAGTAGTCCCCGGACATGCCGTCGCGGGTCAAGTCTTCGGCTTGCTGTTGGGCGCAAAACAACGTGCAAATGCGGCGGTCGTTTTGGGTCTTCCGCACGGCGTCCTTATGGTTGCTGTTCAACATGAAATTGCCGCACACGTCCGCGGAGATTTGGTCGACGCCCTTGCCTTCAATCTCAAGGCCGTCGCCCCCGGTAATCATCGGCTTCAATTCCTCAAAGACTTCCGCCCGGCTGTCCGGCAAGTAGATATCTTCCACGGCATAGAAGACCTTGCCCAGCATCCAAGAATTGAATTGCGCGGCCAGCTTGGAAGCCTTCGGCCAATGCACGTACCGGCGGCCCACGGCCTCCGCAACGCAACGGGTGAACAGGGTTTTGCCGTTCCCTTCGACGCCCTGCAGCAAGGGTGCCCATTGGAACTTTACGCCCTTATGCTGCACGCATGCCGCCATGTAGCAAAGCAGAATCAGGCGGTCGCGTTCGTCCGGGAGTACCCGGCGCAAGTGGTCCAAGAAAGGCGTCGCGTCCCCAACTTTGCGGGGCACGTCGACCGGCCAATAGGTGTTGACAAATACCTGGCCGCCGCGGTGAATGAGGGCGCCGGGCTGTTCGTCAGGGCGAAAGCAAGGCGCATTGGCCCGGGGGCATCGGTACGCCTGGCTTTGCGTGAAGGCTTCCCAGGCGTCCCGGGTGGTCTTTTCGTTCGCCGTGTCCATGGTGAAGGTGTACCCACCATAAGCAACTTTGAATTGCTCCGGCTTGAGCATGACGCCGCCGGGGACCAAGACCCGGTGCAAATCCTGTATATACACGCACCCCGCGAAAAGGCGCAATTGCTCTTCATTGTTGGCAAAGGTCGACCCCGTGACCATGGTCGGCTTTGGGGGTTCGTTCGTTACGCTGGGGGCGGGGCTGTCAGGGGCGCCGGCCACGGGCTCCGGGGCCTTGTCGGTCAATACCTCAAATTGCCGGGCAACCGCCCCCAGGATGGTGCGGGGCAAGTAGTCTTCCCGCTCCCATTTGTCCCGGACCAAAGCGGACTTGCCCATAAGCCTTTGCATGCGCTCACAGTCTTTGCCGGTCCAGAAGGCCAAATGTTGGGCCAAGGCGGCGTCGGCGCTGCTGGCGTCATAGGCGCGGGCGGGGTCCGGGTAACAACGCTGCAGGGCTTCAAGGTTGCCCGTCCAAAGGTCCGCGAAGCTGGCACGGCCGCCAAAGGCGGAAGCCGTGGATTGTGACCGCAAAGCCCGCCGGATAAGTTCGTCGTCGTCCGCCGGTCCCCGCCATTCAGCGCACGGGCCTTCCGTCCAACCCTGTTCCAATGCTTGCACGGCGTCCGGCGGAAAGTAGTTAGCAACCAGGCTGGGGAGCAAGTGCGTAAAGTCCGCGGCGGCATTCCCGCTGGCGCTGGTGCCGGTCAAGGCAACGAAGCGGCCGGAATGGTAGAACTCAAGCCCGTAAGCCTCATTTTTGCAACCGTGCAGGGGCGGGCGCCCGGTCCCGAAGATATGCAGGCCCCGGCCGCTTTGGCTTACCTCAATGGCGGCCCCGGCAAACGCTCCGCAAAGTGACTTTGCCAACGGGGACCAATCGGAACCGTCGGGCAACAGGCAACCGTCGAGGTCGAGAAACCAGAAGGGGTCGGCTTCCGTGAAGACAAAGCCCACACCGTAAGCGCCGCCGAATTGGGCCGCCGCCGCAATGGCCGTCGCATGGTCCGTCCAGAATTGGGGGTCGTGCGCCGATACCACACGGCCCGAACGGAAGTCGGCGGGGAACTTGTCAGTTTTGCCGGGCCGCGTCCGGCTTGGTTGGGCGACGTAGACGATGAACTGTCGATACGCTCCCATTGCCGCTAGGGCTGGTGGTAATTCTCGCATCGGTTCAGCCCGCCAAAGTGTTGAGGGCGCGGGCTTTCAGTTCGGGGTCGGCCTTTTGGGCGCACTTATCGCCGGCCGCCAGCCCTTGGGCAATAACGCCCAATTCTTCGGCAACGATAGCGGCCCGCATGATGGCACGGCGGAAGCTAATCATGGTGCCGAAATACTTTGACGGCAAGCCTTCCGCGCAACCGGCTTCCTTGGCGACGGCGTCCCGTGTCAGCTTGGCCCAGCCCCCGGGTCGACCGGCGACCTTGATGGCGGCGTTTAGAATTTGCTGCTTACGGTCGTCGGGTTGCAGGCGCTTTTTAGTCATGTCAATTACTCGGTAAAAGTTCAGGTTATTATGTAGTTTGGTGACGCTTCCGTCAACGATAAATTAAAGGGAGCAAACGCGGCACTTTTCGACGTCCTTTTTCCGCTCCCTCAAAGGTCGACCGCTGTCAAACTCTTTCGCCAGTTCAACCAGCGCCGCGGGCCATGTGTCCCGGCTATCGCTCCGGAACGTGTGGCCGGTATGCAATTCCCAAGCGACGCCCCTCCAATACTCGAACGGATTGTTATAGTAAAGGTCGCGCCATTCCCCAAGCCTTTGATGCGGGCACAATTCACAATCGGTACGGGGCGGAATGCAAATGCCTTTGCTGTCCAAATAGCCAGTAACGTCGGCCAAACTCCAACCCCATTCCCGCATTGGAAAAACGACGTTTATGTCTTCGCCATATAGCCCTTTTCGCAACTCTTCGTCGGCACGGAGCCCGACGTAAAGCGTTGAACCTGGCGGCAAAGATTCAAAATATTCTATGGTTGGCTCAATTTTCAAAATGCGCGTACAGAAGCGGGCGCGAAAATTGGGGAGCATTTGCAATTCGTCAATAAGCCCATGCAAGTCGGTATGGTAAGCAACCCGCTTAATTTGCCCCCCTAAAATTTGCTCAAGTTTCCGCAAGTGCGCGAACAGGGCCGCCGGTTCGTTTCCGGTCCAATTGCCGATAAATTCGTATTCGGTGTCGGGGTTGAGTTCGCGCAACCTCATAGCCATGGCGGTCGAATCTTTACCCCCGGAAAGCCCTATTACGTGCTTCGGTTTCATAGTGTCCCCGTTCCCGTGCAGAATGCAGCGTCGCCGCCGCCGGACGTTACCAATTGAGCCCAGGCCAATTGCGCGGGCTCCCGGTCGCTCCCGGTATAGTGCCAGCCGACGGCCTTCACTTCACGGCTTACGAATTGGGCGACGACGGTGCCAACGTGCCGGGGCTCAATCAGCAACGGCCGCCAGCCTATCAGGTCGGCGGACTTCATTACCTCGTTCACCTGCTTGGAGTCATTCGCCAAGCCGTAGCGCACGGGAACGCCCCGGGAATCAACCAGGGCGCCGACGTTGTTGCGGAACAGGCGTACCCCCTTGCGGGCGGCTTCCAGGCGCACGGCGGCTTGTACGGCGGCCTCCGACGTGCCTTTGATTTCCGGCGGTAGACCGTGGCCGCCTTGCATGCCAAAGACGGCTTGCAGTTCGGCCAAGGCTTGAAGGCTTACCCCGTGTCGGGCGGCCCATTGGTATACGGCGGGGCTCATATTATCGACCCTCCCCACTGGTCCGCCATGGCCTCCGCAATCCCGGCATAAGTCTTGCTTCTATCTCTCGACCTATCGGTGGAAGGTCCAAGGACATTTTGGCCGCTGTCCGTTTGGTTTGCCCATCGTTCAACCTCTCGCCCTTGCCACATGACACGGCGGCCGGGGATACGCAAGGTCGGCACCAGCGGGCGCAATCCCTTAAGCCACAGGCAAGTCGCCTTGCTGGCGTCGTCGCCAAAGTCATACGGCTGGATAATCTGGTCGGGCTTGCGAATCAGCGTCGAAAGGCGGCCAATCGGGTTTTCCGTGGCAACCTTCGGAATGTGGGCGGTTTCGGGTCCGCCAATGAACATTTTTGCGAACGCCAAGGCTTCGTTGACATGCTCAATACGCGGGCGGCCGTCGGCTTCAATCCGCCCGCGTTTGACCCAATGCCAGCCGGAGCCGCAAAGGTAAGTGCATTCCGGGTGCGCTATCAGCAAATCCCAAGGGGCGGCCAAGACGTCGCGCACGTCCCCTTGATAGTGCGGGCCGGGCTTTTCCGTGGGCTCAATATCGCAACTCATAGCATGATGGCCGCGGGCAATGAAGGCGTCGCGCACGACTCCGGATTTTTCACAAGCGATAAGTACGGACAGCTTCCGCATTGGTCAGGCTCCTTGAGTAGAAAAATAGGCCGCGGCGTCCACGGTCCCGTCAATGCCGAATTTGGCGAGTTCCAAGGTCACACGCTCCGCAAGTTCCGCGGCCTCCTTGGCGTTGAGGGTTTGGGCGTTGGCAACGTCGACCCCGAAGCGATGATAAAACCGGCGGTAACTCTCCGATTCCCCGCGGCCTTGGGCACTCTCAAGACCGGCCCACCAGGCAATAACGTTCCGCAAGGCCCTTTGACCTTCCCGGCGTTCCCAATGCCGTCGGCGGACTGCGCCCGCAACCTCCGGGGCGGCGCCGTAGGGGATGACCGGGTCGCCGTCAATGCGGGCGATTTCCCCGCGCAAGGCGGCCAGCGTTTCCGCGTCCAATTCGGTAAGGTCGCCGTCGACAAACTCCGGGGCGCTTCGGGCTGGCGGGGGCGGGTAGTGGCCGCAATACGGACAGCACTTAAAAACCCGTTCGTATGGCTGCAGGCATTGGTCGTTAATGCACACGCGCAACGGGATAGCGTCCGATTTCTTGCCGCTCCGGCGCTCCCTCCGGTCTAGGGACCATTCCCGCCGGGCGTCCGGGAGCCCGTGCCGGAGTACGTTGTTCACATGGTCAATGATGTAGGCGACCGGCTTTTCGCTGGCCGCGATTGCCGCCCGGCGCTGTTCGTCCGTCAAGTGGGCATGCACGGCCGCGGCTTCCTTGGACAGCATGAGGCGCAACGCCCGGCCAAATTGCTGGCAATACAGGGCAAAGGATTCCGTCGGCCTGGCGAAGCTTACAACCTCAATGGCTGGAAGGTCGAAGCCCTCCCCGAACAAATCCACATTGACAAGCTGCAGGATTTCCCGGGCCTTGAAGCGCCGGAGGATTTGGGAGCGGAGGGCGTCCGGGGTCTTGGCGCTTACCACTTCCGCGGGCACGCCGGCCGCACGGAACGCCCCGGCAATTTCGGTCGCGGCCTCAACGTCGACGGCGAAGGTAACGCCAAGCTTGCCCGGCGCCAGCTTCAAATAATGGGCCACTACGTCCCCGGTAATGTGGGATTTGTGGACGGCCTTGCGTAGCTGGTCCGCGTTGAAGTCCCCGGTCGCCTGGCTCAAAGCAACTTGCGAAAGGTCCAAGTCGGAGGGCGGGGCAAATATCCGGTAATCGGTCAAATACCCCATGTTGATAATGTCCCGCATGGACGGCGCCAAGACCATGACGTCGACCAGNCCGTCCGCGTGCCGCCCCANNCCCTTGCCGTCAGCACGGAGCGGCGTAGCGGTAGGGAAGAGCCAGCGGGCTTGCGGGAACATGCCNGCCGCCAANCCCCACTTGTTGGCCTTCAAGACGTGGTGCGCTTCGTCTTGCACGCCAAACCGGACTTGCTTAAACCACGGGTCGTCGGCGTCCATTCTGATGATGGTATCAACCCCGCCGACTCCGGTCTTGGCGTTCGGGTCAAAGAACGAATAGCCCAATTCCGCAACCTGTAGGGCGGTAATTACCCGTATCAGGTTCGACCCCTTCTTGGCGCCGACCAGCCGATGGCGGACGCCGTTACGGGCCAAGGCAATAGAAATTTGGCTTACCAGTTCTTGACGGTGGGCAATGGCGATGCTGGCGCCCGGTTCGTCGTAAAGCAATTTTGAGAGTAGGACAGTTTTACCGGAGCCCGTGGCGGCCACAGGCATTACGTTCACGGCGCCGTTGTGCCAGGCTTGATAAATGTCATGTTCCAAGGCGGCTTGGAAGGGTCTTAGGGCGACGGGCATAGCTAAATTATTTTCCTTTGAACTTCCGCAAAATACTGCTATCTATGTATTGCAGGCTGTTGACGGCCTCGTCAATAATATAACCGTTATGTGCGCCAACGTACATACAACTGTTGACGGTGTCGTCAATAATTGAGCCGTACCCCAACCAACCAGGAGAAAACATCATGCGTAAAACTGTTGCAGTCAGCCCCGCCGTCGCCAAGGCCCTTGCCGCCGTTGGTATGTCCGCCGACGATTTCTTGCGCCAAGCCCTCAACATCAAGGCCGAAGGCTTCACGACGTCCGAAGGTGTCCACTTCCCCGAAGGTACGGCCTTCCTTGCTTGGTACAAGGACCGCCCGTATTGGGGCCATGTGAAGAATAGCGCCTTTGAAATTAACGGCGAACGGTTCACCAGCGTATCCAGCGCCGCCGGCAAAATCACTGGCCGCCCGACCAACGGCTGGGACTTCTGGCAATGCAAGATGCCGGGCAAAAGTGAGTTTGTCCGCATTTCCAAGCTACGCGGCAACGGCGCAAGCACGCACTAAATTTGCCGCGTCAATCCGGGCGTTAGCGATGGCGGCGTATTGCGGGTCGAGTTCAAACCCAAGGAACTGGAAACCCTCAAGCGCCGCCGCCTTGCCCGTGCTTCCGGAGCCGGCGAACGGGTCAACAATCAGGCCGCCGGGAGGCGTGACCAGCCGGCACAGGTAACGCATAAGGTCCGTCGGCTTTACGGTCGGGTGCGGATTCTTCGCGGTAGCTTCTTGGTTTCGCGGACTACCGTCGCCATTCTTCGACAAGCCAGTGCCGGCGGCAAAATTTGTTTGCACGGCCGGGAAATGGTCTAAGCCTTCGTTGCGGTCACGCTTGCTTGCCTTCGCGCAATAGAAGAAGCGGGCCGCGCTACCTGTTCCGCAATCAACCTTGATGCGTTCGCCGCCCAGGTATTCAGCGGAGCCCGTGCCGACCACTCCGTCCCCGTATCCGCTGATTTTGACATTGGGCACGCTCCCGCCCGACCCGGCGCTATCGGGGAAATGCTCCAACACTTCGTCGCTTCCGTCATGAATCAAGTTTGCCGGGTAGCGTTCGCCAACCAGGCAAGCGTCGATATTCAACAGAGTCGCACGCGGCGCCGGTTTGCGGGCAAGCGTTATGGGCTCCATGGCCGGCTTTAAGCTGCTCCGGTGTTTTGGGTAGCCGCTACCGTACACCCATGCGATCATGTCCCGAATTTCTAAGCCCGCGTCTTCAATCCGTACCGCCATGCGGTGTTGTGTCCGCGTACCGGCAAACGCCAGCAAGTAGCCGCCAGGCTTAAGCACTCGCAAGCAATCGACCCAAATTTCAACGGGCGGAACGTCATAATCCCACTTCTTCCCCATGAAGCTTAAACCGTAGGGCGGGTCGCACACGACGGCGTCGACGCTGTTGTCCGGAAGTAGTGCCAGCCCATGGCGGCAATCAAGATTTAAGACAGTCAATTTATTTACCTATTTTTCTAAAACTACGGTGTTGACGGTAGCGTCATTATGGGTAAGAATACGACTACGGTCAATATCCGCCGTGCAACTTTTCTAGGAGAGTATCCACCATGAGTATTCAAATCAGCGTCGACCCCGCCGGTCTTTCGCAAGAACAACGCGAAGCCGTCGCCGGCTTTATTCTGGCGTTCCCGGGTAAGGCTTGCGCGGGGACGTGCGGCCACAGTACCGCGGAGATTCACGTCAACGTCGAAGCCACAAACCCGACCGCTATCGCCGGGGCTGTTGTCAATGAACTGGAAGCCCTGCAGCATGACCATGAAAGCACGATGCCGGAAGCCGCCTTTGGCAAGCCGGACGAAGCCGCCGCGGCCTTCGGAGTGCCCGCCGCCCCTTTGGTCGGTTCCACCCCCGTAATTGCGGGGGCCTCTACCGTTGCCCCGCCGCCCCCGGCGAATACTGCCCCGACTACGACGACGCCTGGCGTTGCCTCTTCGGCCGCGGGTGCCTCTTCGGGCGGCGTTGACTTTAGCGCCGCACTTCAAGCGGACGCACAAAAGCTGGCGGCCATGGGTCAATCTGGCGCCGCCGGCCTTCCCAACGGCGTTGAATTGGACAAACACGGCTTGCCGTGGGATGGCCGCATTCATGCTGGCACCAAGCGCAAGAATGCCGACGGTTCTTGGACGGCCAAGCGTGGCGTCGACCCGGCGCTGGTTGCCACGGTTGAAGCCGAATTGCGCCAGGTCATGGGAGCCGCCCCCGCCCCTTTGGCCCAAGCCCCGGTCGCCTCAACTGCGCCTTCCGTGCCGACCCCTCCCCCTGCCACGGCCGCCCCGGTTACTGCGAACTTGCCGACCGCTTCCGTGTCTCCGGCCGTTGCCCCCCAGCCTCCGGCACCCCCAGCCCCCGTCGTTGGGGGTGAAGTGCCGGCCGATGCCCGCCAACAGTTCGTCGGGCTGGTTGGGCGTGCCTCCGCGGCTATCCAGGGCCAGAAGGTCACGCAAGCCGAAGTCAACCAGATTTGCGCCGACTCCGGTATCCCGGCCCTCCCGTTGCTGGCAAACCGGCTGGATTTGGTTGCCACGGTTGCGTCGCGTATCGACGCCCTGATTGCGGCCCGTAGCCAATGAGCGGCGCCCATTCAATCCTTCCGCCCTCCGGGGCGGGGGCTTGGAAGTTGTGCGCCCTTTGGGTCGCAATGAACCAGGCTTACCCGCAAGCGGACACGCCGGAAACGCTGGAAGGCAACGCGGCCCATTGGGTCTTTGCTGAAATGCTGGCCGGGCGCCAAGTGTCCGAAGGCATGCAAGCGCCCAATGGTGTTTTCATTACCGACGAAATGATCGAAGGCGCGGAACTTGTGGTCGACACGGTTCGCGCCAAGATTCCTGCCGGTACGGTCTTGCACGTTGAAGAGCCCGTCGCAATCGCAAGGATTCACGCGCAATGCTGGGGCACGCCTGATATTTGGGCGTTCGTCCAACAGGCGCTAACCCTCGAGGTTATCGACTACAAGTTCGGGCACCGCTTTGTCGATGAATACGAAAACGACCAAGGCGTGGCCTACACCGCGGGCATTCTTGACCATTTGGCGGAAGTGTTGGGGAAAGGCCCCGGACTTCTTGACCAGGCCATAAAAGTTAATTTTACGGTCGTGCAACCGCGTTGCTTCTACAAGGGCGCCCCGGTTCGCACTTGGTCGGTGCAGGCTTCGGACCTTCGCGCCCACATTAACCAACTTGCCAACGCGGCCGGGGTTGCCCTGGCGCCGAATCCGCCGGCCGTTACCAATTCGGAATGCGTGGATTGCCCCGGCCGTCATGCGTGCCCGGCCCTGCAGCAAGCCGCGTACCACGACGCGGAGTTCGCCGTAAGGTCTTCCCCGGTCGAGTTACCGCCGGCCGCGGCAAGCCTTGAATTGCGAATGATGGAAAGAGCCTTAGAGCGGCTACAAGCCCGCGTCGAGGGCATGCGGGAAGCCGTGGCGACGTACATTCGCCAAGGTCATTCCGTGCCGTTCCATCGGGCGGAACAAGGCTACGGTCGCCAGCAATGGACCATGCCCGTCGACCAAGTGCTGGCAATGGGCCAACTCATGGGCGTCGACCTCTCCAAGCCTGGCGTAAAGACGCCGAAGCAAGCAATAAAGTCGGGTGTTGACGAAGCCGTCATTAAAGCCTACAGTATTACACCCATGGGGTCGCTAAAATTGGTCCCTGACAATCCAGCCGACGCCCGCCGGGTATTCGGTACAACTTTTTAAGGAGTTTTCCACATGGCACAGAAAGTCAACATTACTTCCCCGGTCGGCCGCATCGTCATGGGTTCGCTGTACGACCCCAGCACTACGGACGCCGAAGGCAAGCCGCTGGTCGTCAAGACCGGCCCGAACGCCGGCCAGCCCCGCGTTAACTACTTCTTCGCCCTGGCTATCCCCAAGGGTGCGGAACCGCATTGGGCGCACACGCCTTGGGGGCAACAGATTTGGAACGTCGGCAATCAAGCCTTCCCGAACGCCGCGCAATCCCCGGCGTTCGCTTGGAAGATTGAAGACGGCGACAGCCAGATTCCCAACAAGAAGGGTCGGAAGCCGTGCGATAACGAAGGCTGGCGCGGGCATTGGATTCTGAAATTCTCCGGCGGCTTCGCTCCGAAGGTGTACCAGCAAGAGGGCGCCGGCTATGTCCAAGTAATGCAAAAAGACTTTTGCAAGCCGGGCTTTTTCGTGGAAGTCGCCTTTAGCGTCGAGGGCAACGGTAGCCAATCGCAACCGGGCGTCTACCTGAATCATTCCATGGTTTGCTTCCGCGCCTACGGCCAGGAAATTACCTTTGGTCCCGACGTGGCTTCCGCCGGCTTCGGCGCCGCTCCGTTGCCCGCTGGTGCCAGCATGACCCCGCCGGCCGGTGCAATCCCGATGCCCCAGGCTCCCGCCGCCGCTCCGGCTGGCTACGCACCGCCCCCGGCCCCTGGCGTCATGCCCGCCGCCGCTCCGACCATGCCGTTGCCTCCGGGCCTCCCGCAAGTGCCCGGGGTTGCTCCGGCCCCTTTGCCGCAAGGTGGTTTTGCGCCGATGCCGTCAGCCCCTGCCCCGGGTGCGCCTGCGCCCATCCCGGTTACTCCTAACCCGGGCTTTGTGCAGGTTCCGCCCCCGGCCGCCGCTCCCGCCCCGATGGCTCCCCCGCCCGCTCCCGCGGCCCCTGTTCGCCAGATGACGGCCGCCGCTCAAGGTATCCCCTATGAGTCCTACGTCGCCCAAGGTTGGACCGACGCACTTCTGGTACAAAACGGCCTGATGCTGGCCTAATGCAACCGCCTGGCCCTTCGGGGCCGGGCTCTTCTTTGAGGTATTGGAAATGAAGAAGGCAATTATTGACGCCATGGTTAACGCTTTCTTGGGCTGGCCGTTGCCCAAGGATTTTGCGCCCGACTGCTATATCAGCTTTGACCGGGAAAAGGCGCAAGCGGCGCCAGGTTCGTGGCCGGTTGGCACCAATCTTTTTACCGCGGACCAAGCCCGCCAAATGATTGAGCATATGGTCGACCGCCGTGTTATGGCGTTCCCGTTTGACGATATCAAGGACGCCGGCAATTTGCTGGTCGATTACTGCCACGGTGCGTCGAAGGCCGCCGGCTGGTGGAACGATTTGGAAACCGGCGCCCCGCTGGTCGACCGCCCCCATGTGGTTGGCGAAAAGCTTATGCTTATCGTGTCCGAAGTTTCGGAGGCGATGGAAGGGCACCGCAAGGGCCTGGCCGACGACAAGCTGCCACACCGTCCCATGGTCGAAGTTGAACTTGCCGACGCCGTTATCCGCATTGCGGACTTGGCCGGCGCCCTTGGTCTTGACCTTGGCGGGGCTATTGCGGAAAAGCTGGAATACAACCGCAACCGCCCGGACCACAAGCCCGAAAACCGCAAGGCCGAAGGCGGGAAGAAGTATTGATTATGAGCAAATGGGATAGCCGTTTTATGGACCTTGCCCGGCTGGTTGCCAGTTGGAGCAAAGACCCGTCGACCCAAGTTGGCGCCGTCATTGTCGACCAAGACAAGCGCATAGTTTCAACCGGATTTAACGGCTTTCCCCGTTGCGTCAATGATTCCCCGGTCGACCGTGAAGTCAAATTGTTGCGGACGATTCACGCGGAAGAAAACGCCCTTTTGTTCGCCCGCCGGGACGTTACCGGCATGTCGGTTTATGTGACCCGGCCGCCGTGCGCCAGGTGCGCCGCAAAGCTGGTGCAGGCCGGAATTGCCCGGGTTGTTTATGAACTGCCCCCCGTCGACTTTGTTGAACGTTGGGCAGTTGAAATGCGGGAGGCCCAAGCGATGTTTGACGACGTGGGCGTTACCGTTTCCGTATTGGGGGAAGCATGCTAGTTGCCCCACCGCCCCCGCCGGCCACAGCATCCCGCCCCGTGGCCTTCTATGATACGGAATGCTTCCCTAATTACTGGCTGTTGAAATTCCGCCCCCGTGGCGGCCAGGCATACGGCTTCCGGCTTCGCGCCGGCCAGGCGTTTGACTTGCAAACCGCGGCCCGCATTCGACTGTTGTTCGACGCCTATTGCTCCGTCAGTTTCAACGGCAACTATTACGACGTCCCGATGATTACCGCGGCCCTGGCTGGCTACACCGCGGAGCAATTGAAATGGCTTAACGACCGCATCATCGTGGACAAGGTGAAGCCTTGGGAACTTGGCTTGCCGGAGTGGAAACCCGCGGACCATATCGACGTCATGGAAGTCGCCCCGGGCGCCGGTTCCCAAAAGCAGTACGCCGGCCGGATTCACTGTAAGACAATGCGCGACCTCCCCTATGACCCGGGCCACTACGTCACGGAAGCGGAGATTGTGGAAGTCGACACGTATTGCGAAAACGACCTTGCCGTGCTGGAAGCCCTCTTTGACGCCCTGCAGCCGATGATTGAACAGCGGGAAGCCTTGGGCAATCGCTATGGGTTGGACCTCCGGAGCAAGTCCGATGCCCAGGTCGCGGAGGCCGTACTTAAGCGCCGTTGTGAACAGGCCCTTGGACAACGCATTTACAAGCCGGAAATTGATTGGAATTTAGCGTTTCGGTACAAGGTGCCGCCGTTCATTTCCTACACGCTCCCGCAACTGCAAAGGGCCTTGGAACTGGTCCGGGAATCCGTCTTTAGGCTGGGGCCTTCCGGGGCCGTGGAAATGCCGCCACAGCTTGAAGGGCTGGAAATTACCGTCAACCGTTCGACCTACAAAATGGGCATTGGCGGCTTGCACAGCCAGGAGAAAAAACTAGTCGCCGTGAGTGGTCCGAACAACCAAATACGGATGCCGGACGTCGCCAGCTATTACCCAAATCTAATTTTGAATTCTGGCGAGTGGCCGCCCGCCCTTGGCCCGACCTTCCTCAAAGAGTATGAGTCGATTAAGGACGAACGCCTAGCCGCCAAAGCCTTGCAAGGCAAATTGAAGAAGGCCGGCGACACGAAGTCCCACGAATACGCGGAAGCCCGGGTCGGCAATGAGGGCGGCAAGATCATGATTAACGGCACCTTTGGGAAAACCGGGAGCCCGTATAGCGTGCTTTTTGCGCCGACCATGTTGATTCAAACAACCGTAACCGGCCAATTGTCCCTTTTGATGCTGATTGAATGGCACGAACTGTACGGAATCCCGGTTATTTCGGCCAATACCGACGGCATAGTAATTGACGTGCCGCGGGATAAATTGCAGGTAAGTGAATACCTGATTGCCGAATGGCAACGCCGCACGGGCTTGGAAATGGAAACGGACGATTACGTCGCCCTCTATGCCCGGGACGTGAACAACTATTTTGCAATCAAGACCCCGGACGACGTGAAGCGCAAAGGGGAGTATGCCAAAGCCGGCTTGGCTGAAAAGAAAAACCCCGACGTCGAGATTTGCGCGGACGCCGTGGCGGAATTCTTGGCAAAGGGCGTGCCCGTGGAATACACCATTGCCGCGTGCCGTGATATTCGCAAGTTCGTTACCATCCAGAAGGTCAACGGGGGCGGCGTCAAAATGTGGGGCGAAGGGCCGCGCAAAGGCGCCAGGGTCATGGATATGGTCGGCACGCTGCAGGTCAACGGATGGACCAAGGATGGCCGCAAGTGGCGCAAGGGTGACAGCCTGGCGGACGCGACCACAGCGTACCAAAGTTGCTTTGTCCCCCAAACGCCGGAGTATTTGGGAAAGGTGGTGCGCTGGTATTACAGCACGCAAGCGCCTGGCCCAATCGTCTACGCCAGCAATGGCAACACGGTAAGCCTGTCCTATGGCGCCCGGCCGTGCATGACCTTACCGGACGAATTCCCGGACGATATCGACTATGCGTGGTACGTCGGCAAGGCCGAAGCGATGCTAAAGGACGTTGGATTTTATACGTTGACATAGTTAAATAATTTATCTATAGTTAGACCGTCAAACAACCAAGGAGCCCACACCATGCGCGTTATTCTCTTTATCCTGGCCGCCTACGCTTTTACCGCGTGGAACGATGCCCGGGCAGAATGCCAGCGGTTCAAGCCGGACGGCACCGTCGAGGAATGCCAGCACATGGCGCCAGGTGCGGCGCCGATTACGCCCGGCCCCAACCAGGCCAGCGCGAACAAATGCCAGATTGGCGGCATGGTTGGCTATAAAGCCTACTTGGAAGCGACCTACGATGCCCAGCGCCCGGACGGCCGCCGCATCAAGTACATGGTCGACTATTGGTCCGATATGACGACCCTAGCACATGAGAAATGGGCCGCCTACGGAACCGCGGATTACATTGCAGGCCGGCTGCAGGCGACAGGAATGCGCCGGCCGGACCCTGGCGTCGCCTATGAGGCGGCAAGGGAGTTTATAGCCCGGGAGTGCGTCAAGTGACTTGCCAGCACGTCGGGAGCGGGTGCAACGCCCCGGAAGGGGAATGCTTGGGATTTTGTCTAAACAAGGGGTACGAAGTGCAATATAAGAACGGAACGAAGCTTACCGACCGCGAATCCGGCGCCGTGTTTGTGGTCAGCGGGTCCAATGCGGAGGAAACGCAATACCAGGGCGCCAGCGGCCGGGGAACCGTCAAGACCTCCGAAGTCGCGGCGCTTTTTGAAGTCGACGGGGGGCCGTTTCAAACCGTAGCCGAAACCTTGTCGGCGCTGGATACCCAAGTCGGCGGGGACCATTACAAGAAGCTTGGCGCCTATCAACCGTGGGAGGTTTTGCGCCGCTGGTTGACGCCCGAAGAATTCCGCGGGTACATGAAGGGCACCGCTATTGCTTACCTGGCCCGCGAACGGGACAAAGGCGGCATGGTGGATATCAGCAAAGCCGGCCACACGCTGGAAGGGCTTGTCGAATTGTTGGGGGCTGAATAATGGCCGCCAAAGAATCCGAAGCAATGAAGAAGGCCCGCAAGCTGGTTACGGAAAAGGGCTTGACCCCCTACGCCGCCGCGCAAAAGGTCGGCTTGACCCGCTCCGCAATCTACATGGCCCCTTGGTACAAGGAGTGGAAGAAGAATGCCAAAACGTCATGATTGCCAGGCCCGCCAGTACGGCGACCAGATGATTTGCGCCCCGTGCGGGCTCACTTGGGACACGAACGACCCGGAGCCGCCGGAATGCCGCAAGGTTGACCGGCGGCTTAAAGCGGTCAAGGATGCCGTGAAGTTTGAAAGCAACCCCAGCGAACCGGCCCGGCTTCCCGTCAAGCTCCCGGACGATGTGGCCGTCGAAATGGTCAAGACTTACCAGGCCCACGGCGGCCACAGTGCAGGCATGCAAGCCGCTTACCGTTTATTTTTGGACAGGATGGAGCCATGAAAAAACAAATCACAATCCCGGTCGGAATGTTGCTGGTGCTGGCCGTCTTCGGTTTCGTTGGTCACATGGACTATGAAGACGAAAAGGCCGCCCAGGCTCAATACTGCGACATGGTCAAGGCCGGGCACTGGCCGGACTATCAGGGGACGTACCGGCGCGAATGCTTGCCGCCCAAGAGCGTGCCACGTTGAGCCCTACGGCGTCCGTGTCGCCTTCGTCAAAGAGTCCCGAAATTCCTGCATCAAATCGCTGTAGCGCTTGCTCAAGCTCGGCCCGGTCGAAACAGGCAAGGTCAGGACTTCGGGAACCAGCGGGGGCGGCGGGCACGATACGGCTACCGGCACGGGCGTCGCGCAACCGCTTATTGTCAGCACGCAAACCAGCCAAAGTAATTTGATATTCATGGTCGGAATTCTCCTTTATTCGTTTGTCTTCGGCCGCTTTCGCTTCAGCCAGCTTCTTTGCGGCGTCCCCTTCGGCCTTCACCGTGCCGACGAAGCCGTCAAACCGCGCTTGAGTAGCCGCCAGGCGTTGCCCCTGCACCCACCATGCCCCGGAGCCACCNAAGGCCAGCCCAAGCGCAAAGANGGCCGCNAGNGCCCAGGGATTGCCGACAATCAGCTTCCACATGGTCAAGCCTCTTTGCTGGCTGTCAGTGCCGTGGTGGTGANTACGCGCAAAATCGCGTTGACCACGGGAAGNCNGACGGCAATGATNGTGTAAAAGTTGCCGGGCAAATAGGCTTGCAAAAGCCCGGTGCCAGCTTCAAGGGCTACCAGGGCGGCCAC